ATATTTGTGTTCCCTTTATACCATAAATTGATGCTACTACAAGTATCCATAAATTAGTAAACCATTTAGGAAGCTCCGAGAACATCTCAAAGAACAACTTTACCTTGTCCATAGCGGTTGGATCGTCACTTACGACTGCCCAAGCCAGGATTGCTATTGGCAAACTTAGAATTATTAAAACTGCCTCGTCCTTCCAATCTGATTGACGTGCTTCTAATAGTTTTCCTTGGTAAGCTTCAGTTCCAGCAGCCATTTTTGATGCATGCATCAACTGAGCGTCTGACATTGCCATTTTCGTTCTCTGCTTGTTAGCATAAATTTTACTACCAGCAGAAACGGCTAATTTAATTGCCGAAAACCACATGTTAGTACCAAGTAGCCGGTTTCTTTTTATTAGCTAGCATTCTTCTTTGTCCACCAACTTTTTCTTTGTCTCCAGCTGGAAGATAATTGAAAGCACCATTAGCACTAGTCTTAGATCTTGGATCTATTTCTACATTTTGTGCAGGAATTGCTATTTGTTTTGCTTTTTTATAGTTCATCATAGTTTTTTACCTTTGTTAACTTAATATACCATTATTAATTGTCAAGAACAGACATTTCTTTTACGCCAGCTTTAGCTAAACTAGTATTAGCACGTAATTCTGCTAATTCTTCGTTCTGATCCATCTTATCTTCAGATAATTCTCTTGCTTGCATCAATTTTGCTCTATCAAAATCAGCTTTTGTTTCATCTGCTTCTTTTTTTCGTTCATTTTCCATTGCTCTTAAATCAACTTCACGTGATTTTAATTTTAATAGTGGATCTGAGTCCATTTGTGAAGTAATTTTGTTTTCTTCTTTCATAAATTCTTCAGTCATCTCAGCAATCAAGACAGCTTTTCTTCCTTCGACTTGATTATTTAACATTTGTAACTGTTGTTGAATTTGTGGATCCATCGCAGCCATTTGTTGCATTTGTTGCATCTGCATCATTTGCTCTCTGAACTCTAATTGAACTTGTTCTTGAGCCATGATTGAAATGTGCTCTAATATATTTTTTTGAATGGCAGCCATGATGTTAGGGTTATTTTTAACCATGTTAACAGACATAAAATTTAAGTGTGCAGTGATGTGTGCTCTGTGATCTTGACCAGGGAAAGCTTGAAAAGGTTTTCCACCCATTGCATTTATATGTTCCATACTTGGATCCATTGGTGCAGTAGGTGCCGGTGGAGGTAAAACCGAATCAACATCTTTTACTCCAATCGCATTATACATGTTTCGGTATATTTGATACATGTTATGAAGTTGAGGATTTGATGTTGCTATTTGTAATTGTGTTTGAGCTAAAGTTATTCTCTGACTCATTGAAAATATATTAGGATCAGCAACTGGTACAACATCTATTCTATCGTCAAAATCAGTTTGCTTAATGTTTCTTGCACCACCGACAACATCATATGGATATTCTGGTGGTAGGTATTGTGAAACTATTTTAGATAATAATTTAAATTCATTCTTCATTGCTGCGTAACATCTTTTATGAATAGCACTCATGACCCTTGAACCACGTTCTAATAACGCAACTGTAGTTCCAACTGCAGCGCCTTGGTTTCCATCGCCCACTTGCATATCAGCAATAGCCGCGAACCTTTGACCTGCACTAACTACGACACCCATTAATTGTAATAATGTTTGAGACGGTTCTTTGTAAGGTAGAGGAAAGAATGCATCTCTTAAATTTCCACCTGGTGCATCTACATCTTTAAATTCACCTGGTTGTATTGGTGATGCTTCATCTCTTACTCTAACTCCTCGTTGTTTAAATCCTGCTGGTAAATTTGATAATGTACCCGCGTCCAATAATTGACGTAGAGCCGACGTTGCCGTTCTACTTAGTCCACCAATCATATGAATTAATCCAAAGCCATAAAATCCTAATCCTGGTAAAAATTTAAAATGAACAAAATATTGAATTTTAGTTTTCTTTAAATCATCGGGCGCATAGTTTCGTCTAATAGCTAAAACTTTTCTACTACCTTCATCTACTGTAACGAGATAAGGTAATTTTATTCCTGTGGGCTCACCATCTTCTCCGACATCTTCAAAACCTTCTAAGTCTAAATTAACATGACATTCAAGTAATGTATAAATAGGTTCGTTCTTACCTGTTTTTTTAGTTCCTTCTAATTCACGTTCTTTTTTAGATAGTTCTCCATTGGTTTCTGTACCTGGAGGACCTAACTCAACGTCACTGTAAAAGCCACTAACTTGTTGTTTTCTTAATTCGTTTTCTGAAACTTTCACGGTATGAATAACTGCTTCCGCATCATCTAATGAGGTAGCTGTGTACGGAACAACTAGTTCATCCGCTGGTACAAACTTCGATACCACTCTTCCAAGTGGTACGTCGTAGTAAATTTTTTTAAATGTAGAACCTGCAAGTGGTAAATGAAATAACATAGAATCAAATTCAGATTCATATTCTTTCATTGTATCCATGATTAAATAATTCATATAATCTTTGACACGGTTTGCTTGTTGTTCTGTTTGTGGATTCTTGATACCAATTACTTGTGTTCTTACGGGTCCATCGCTAGGTAATAATTCTTTGTAAGCTTGAGCTTGAAACTGTGTAACTGCTTCTGCTAGAACTGGGTGAGTTGCACCACTAGCTCCTTGAAAAGGTTCTGTTCTGTTTTCGTATTTAAATCCTAAAAGATCAAGACCACTTGTGTAAGCGCTTTCCCATTCTTTTCTTGATGACTTGTAATCCATGTAGTTTTGAACCATTTCAAAACCAACTGGTTCAACAACATCTTCTGGTAAAATATCTGCTAGGTTATCAAAGTGTGCTTCTGTGCCCGGTGTATTAATTGCACCTGGATCATAGTCTATTGTTGCTCCGCCATCCTCTTCAGGGATAACTTCAACTGGTCCTTTTAATTCTTCTACGTCTTCGTCTTGAAGAGCAACTTCTTGCAATTCTTCTTCTGAAGGAATCTCAATCTGAGATCGTGTGTTAGGGAGTCCCTTATCTATATCTGCCATATTTTTTCTCCTGTATGGGTTTATCTTGTTTCTTCTCTTTAATCAACCCTTTAGGGTCTGGTCCTTTAAGTGGAGGGATACTCTCCCATTTAACATGTTTCATGTTTTTTACAAGTGTTGGATTATCTTTAGTCATTATATTTTTTCATTAAATTAGCTAAGCCTCCTGAGGCTAGTTGCAAAGAACCGGAACCAGTTAATCTTTGTTCTATATCTTTTTTAAGCATACCTTCTTTAAGATCTTCTTTTTCTAACGCAGCTAATTGACTAGCATATTCTACAGGAAGTGATGAGTAAGCATCTCTTACATCTTTTGTACCCATATCAACTTCACCCGTTTCTCTTATAAATCCCGGTGTTTCAACTCCAGCATATCCTCCGGCATACGTATCAAAAATATCTCCAGCACCAAGTGCTTCTGCTCTATTTAATGTGTAAGGTTTTACATCAAAAAATAAATTTGTATTACCTGCTGTAGCTTCACCTTTATTTCTAATGTAAGATTCTAAATCAGTAATGGGTGTAACTTTGTCAGGGGCAAACTTTTCATCTCCACTTAGTATATTTTGTTTTAATAACTCAGGATCGGAGTCTTTAAAAAATTGAGTGCTAGTAGCTTTTTTTATTTTTTTATTATAGTCAGATTGTACTTGATCTCGAATTAATTGTTGTGCTGAGACCTTACCTTGAAGAATTCCTTTTTGTCCATCATAACCGTAATTTGAATAATCTGTAGCAATATTATCCATATTTGTTTGTGCTTGTGCTATTCTATCCGTAATCATAAAATTACTTTCAGTTGTTCCTGATAATTTTGATTTTTCTAAATCATTTTCAGCCGTTGTTTTTGTTTGATAATTATCCATATAACTATTTAATGCATTTATATGTTTAAGAAATCTTTGTCCTTCGCCTTCAGGTAATTTATCAAGATCAACTTTACCATATCCAAGCAAACCAGCGGTAGATGCTCTTTTAGCTCCTTCAATATCTCCTGCTGCTAGATAGGGAGCAGCAAACATATATTCTAATGGTATTGCTATATCACCAAAAAATGCATTTGCAAAACCTCTTAGCTTTCCAAATTTCCTAGGTATCTTTCCATCTTTAGAAACTTTAGCAGCTTGATCTATTTGTTTTTGCATATTAGTTTGTATCTCTTCCATTGAACAAGCTAAACTACCTGTACCTGATTTTAATCCTTTTCTACCGCAAAAGGCACTTAATATGTTTGCTTTTTTAGGAGTAATTTCTAAATTAGATTTAATTTTAGCAGCCGCATAAGAAGTGTTTAATTTTTTACCTACATGTTTTCCTTCTTCATCAAAGATTAAAATTTTTTCCCCTAGAGCTTTTTCTTTCATCATAAGATCATCTACAGGTAATTGACGGAAATACTCTGTTCCTATTTTTTTCTTTATATCGGGTTTGTTCCAGTTGTCTGCAGCTCCAGTTGCAACATTAATTCTTGTAGGTAGAACTTGTAAATTTTTAAAAGGATGTTTTTTAAGGTCTGAATGATCTATATCATAAGGGAATCTTCGATAGGGGTTTGTATAACCATATCCATGTGTATACATATCTCCCGCATAAGTTCCAAATGTTACATTTTTTCCTTTTGCATCAATAATTAGAGAACCATCAGGCCAAGTTGTTCTACCTTTCATATCGGTTAGTTTATCTTGATTCTCGAAGTATTCTTTAAACATAGGATCTTTTCTACCATTACGTTCTAGATAATCCATGTCATAAATTTTACCGCTTGGATCTTTAAAACTAACATCAAGATACCTTTCTATGTTTGAAGTATTTTTAATTTTTTGTCCTGTTTTATTATCTATAAGCGTAAAGGTTGCTTTCTTACCCGCTTGAGTGTTGTGCCTAATTACATATTGCATTAACCGTTCTGCATCTCCTTGAGGACCTCTTAGAGAAGTTTTATTATCAATACTAAAATAAATATCTTCCATAGTCCAAGGGTTTTTGTTTTCACTAGCTCTATCTAGTTTTTTAATAAAATTTACATTACTTAATTTATCAATCAACGGTTTTACATCTTCAGCGTAATTAAAAAGTTTAGATTTTTTTAAGGCCTCAGAAATATTCTCTATTCTAATTCCTCTAGTTAAATTTGGTTTTAGTTTTGTATTTTCAGATAGTTCCATCATATCCGCTATTTTATGAAGAGGTTTTTTTAATTGTTGAGGAGTGTTATTAGGGTTATCAAATAATTCTAAAAAAGCTCTTTCCGCCTTATTCGCATAAGAATCTAATTTAGGAAACTTCTCTCTTTTAATAATTAAATGAAGGTGGCTTGAATCACTTACGCCATCAAGTTGATTTGCTAACATCTCTAAAGTATTATATTTAAGTTTACTATTAGAATTTTCAATAGCTTCTAAAACTTTTTTTGGATCATATTTTTTTGGTTGACCTCCTTTATACCCGGGCCGTGATCCGTCGTCACTGGGTTGTACCAACATACCACCGTCCTCGTAACCTGCACGTCCGCCGTCGGCTCTATTTTCTTTTGAATACTCTCCAAGAAATTTTTTAAATGGAATTTCTTTATATCTCTTTTTAGGAGGTCTAGCTTTTCTCATACCAAGGTAGTTGTTGTAATCACCTAAAGCTTCATCTAAAAATCCATCATCTTCAACTTTCATATTAGGTTCTTCAGATTTTTTAACATTAGATTGTTTTACTGAAAGAGGTTTTAGATTTGTAGTGTCTACTCTAGGATTAGCTTTGTTGAATCTATTTATTACTTCTGTGTTTATGACATCCTGTCTTTTAGGAGGAATAGGTATTTGACTAGTACCCAGTTGTAATTTCTTTTTAAGTAATTGGTTGTTAGATGTTAGATATTCAAATACATTTTTAAGTTTGTAAGGATTCATTATTCTCCTAACATATAGGCTAGGCCGCCGCTTGCTTGTAACTGACGATCTTTAGTAATTAAATTCTTTTGTATGTTTTCTAGTTCTAATAATCCTTGATCTGTAATTTTAGGGGGAGAAGATGTAAGTTGTGGAGCAGCAGCTTTTTTCATTTCTTTTGCCATTAAATCTGCAAAACCACGTGCTTCTTTTTCATCTATACCGCCATCCATCATATCTTTTATTATTTTCTTTTTATAAGCTATGATATCATCATCTACTTTTTTAATTTTTCTTGCACTTCCTATAAGATCTCCAATCATATTAGATCTATCGTTTTTTGTTCTACTCATCGTATCTAAAATCATTTCCTCCGCAGTTTCCCCAGTTGCAGGACTGATCTTACCTGTATTAGCAGGGTTGTTTAATAATTTATTAAACTGTTTAGGATTCATTAGTTTTAATACTTCTAGCGGGCTTTGAGCGTTTGAACTACCTTTAGTCATAAATTTTAACATTTCTCTAGTTAATCCTTTTCCTGCTGTTAAACCCCCGCCCATAAATAAACCAATACGACCACCGTCTGCTTTTTTAATTGGGTTCGGTCCTGTGTAAAAAGACTCAGGAACGTTTCCACTACCGGCTTCTACTTCTTTAAGTATATCATCTGGTACACCATCCACTGTGTCCACTATATCTCCTTTTTGAGGACCACTAGTTCTCATATATGAAGTATCTTCTACATACTCATCTGGTGGAATTTTACCTTTAGTCGTTTCATCCATTTGACTTTTTCCAGGTGTATGTGACATGTAAACATCCTCCATTAACATTTCATCATAATAATCAATGTCGGATTGTTTAGATCTTTGAATTGTTGTTCTACCTGAGTTAATCTCTTCTGATAATGTGTAATCTTTGTATGCTGTAACTTTTTCTCCAGGTTGTGTTCCATATTTTGGGGTTGCATCCTTCCCTAATATTTTAATCTTCTCAACTAGTTTAAAAAAATGTGGGGGAGGCATACCTGATGTAGTTTGCTGTGCAACTTCTTTTGCAACAGTTTTACCGGCTCCTTTACCTAAACTAAATAAACCCGATTTAACTGCACCAACTCCTGCAACGCCTGCACCCATAAGTTTTAAAAAAGCACGTTTCGTCATACCTGCTTTCAAACCAATACGTCCACCGTCAGCTTTTTCTTCTGGTGCTTTGTTTATAGATTTTAATATTTTTTGTTGATCAATTTCTTTTACAGGAAATTTAAAATCTGAAACTCCTTGTATAGCATTGTCTAATGACTCATTGGTATAAAATCTACTCATACCTTGAGCTTTATTAGTAGATTGTTCAAGATCAATGTATTTTTGAATTGTTTGGTTTTGAATTTTTCTTAATTCTAAAGCATTGGGTTTTCTACTATTAATTTGCATAAATTTATTTACTAATGAAATAATACCTTCTGTTACTTTACCTCCGATGTTATAACCAATACGTCCACCGTCAGCTGCCATTTGTTTTTGTTCTCCGACTTCTTGTCTACGTAAGTCTTCTTGGTATTCTTTATACAATTGTTCTAAACCTCTTTCTTTTTCGAACCTTTCTCGTTCTTT